ATATAACCATGAAACAGGGAATGATGCTGACGGTTCTCCAATGGATAACGTGTTTATAGAGTCCAGTGACTTTGATATAAGTGAAGGAGAAGAATTTCAATACATTAGTCGTATAATCCCTGATATAAAATTCACAGGAAACGGTGGAAGCGATCAAACTATTAATATAATCCTTAAACAGAGAAATTTTCCAGGAGAAAGTTTATCCACTGATTCAACAAGCACTTGCACTGCCACAACCACAAAGATAGATACTAGGCTTAGAGCAAGACAAGCTGCACTTAGATTTGAATCTGATGACGACGGCTCATTAGGTTCTAGGTCTGGAGTTGGATTTAGGGTTGGTGCTATGCGTATGGATGTGCGACCAAATGGTAGAAGATAATGGCAAAGATTTTAGAAACTCGATTGCCTGTAGCTGTGGGGGAAATATCCCCTGAGACATTTAATCGTTTAGTAAGGGTATTAGAATTAAGTTTAAATAAAGTAGATGTTGATTCAACCCTTTCTGTTAATGAAATACAAAGAAACGAAAATAAATTCCAAAATGGAGATGTAATATGGAACCTTTCTACCAACCAGTTACAGCTGTGGAACGGTAAACAATGGGTAGACATCTATGTAGGAACAGAACGAGGAGTAGAAGGCGTAACTGGTTTAGGGGAATTATCTGTCGCAACAAACGGAGCAACCACAATAAAAATATTATGAATAAAGATAAATTAATGGAAGAACTTATTAAAGATGAAGGTTATAAATACGAGATTTATTTAGATCATCTTGGCTACCCCACTTTTGGAGTAGGACATCTAGTTTTAGAAACGGATGAAGAACATGGTCAACCCGTTGGCACCCCTGTTTCTGAAGAAAGAATAAAAGAATGTTTAAGTCATGACATAGATGTAGTTTGTAGTGAGTTAGACATGAAAGATCCTTGGTGGCGTAATTTAAGTGATAACAAACAGAGAGTTATGTCTAATATGTGTTTTAATCTAGGACACCCGAGACTTAGTAAATTTAAAAAGTTTCTAGGGGCTATGCAAATATCTGATTGGGAAACTGCTGCTGTGGAAATGATGGATTCAAAATGGGCAGGTCAGGTTGGAGACAGAGCGGTTAGATTAAGAGATAGGGTACTGCAAGGAGACTAAGATGCCTTTTAGTAAATATTCTAAAAAACAAAAGAAACTAGCCAGAGTAGCCAAACCTCGTAATAAGATCACTGCTGCAGATATTAAAAAAGTAAAAAGAAAAAGGAAAAAATAATGTATGAATATGCTTGTGAAGTTAAAAGAGTTGTTGATGGAGACACTATCGACGTTGTGTTGGATCTTGGCTTTGATATTCTTCATAAGTCTCGTGTTCGTCTATATGGTATTGATACTCCCGAGTCACGTACTCGTAACCTTGACGAGAAGGCTAGAGGAAAAATGGCTGGAGCTTACTTAAAAGAAGCTGTAGAAAAAGGTGAAAAAGTAGTAATACAAACTAAATTAAAAGATTCTAGAGGCAAATACGGCAGAGTTTTAGGAAACGTTGTTGTTGACGGAGTAAATATAAACGAAGCTATGATAGAAAACTTTTTAGCCGTAGCTTATTTTGGTCAATCTAAAGATGACGTAGAGGCAGAACATTTAGTTAACAGAGAAAAATTAATAGAGTTAGGCACGTTTACACCAGTAGAGGTTTAGTATGGAAGAAAAAGTAATAGATGAAACAATAAAAAGAAAACTAGAACTTGACATAAATGTGACTCCACAAAACAATGGAGATAATCCGTTTATTAAATGGGTGCATCTTGCTAAAACCATAGACGCTTGGCGTATTTTTCCTAGAATATTTGTTAGCGTTTACATTGTTTTGTTATATAAAGTGGTTATCTGGTTTATGGAATTACCAGAACCAAATCTAGAACAAGCAGGTCTTGTTTCTATTGTTGTGGGAGCTATGGCGGCGGTATTCGGTATATACGCGGGTACATCAGGTCAAAGTAAAAAGTTTAAGGGCGAAGACTAATGAAAATCTTTGCTACTGAATTTAGGGTAGGAGATAAGATATACGAAGGACCTTATATATACGCTAAGTCTTTTGAAGAGGCTGAAATGGAGGCAGTGGTTTTTGGTGTTGTTGTTGTAGGTATATTACAGGCTGTTATCAGTGATGAAGCGGAAGATGCGGAATGGAACAGGGTTTTGCATTAATAGCCGACGTTGGTGTTCCTATCGCAGGTGCGTTAGTCATGGCGTATTTTATATTTTTAATTATGAAACAACTTATGGATGGTTTAGTTGATGAAATAAAAACGGTTCAAGGTATTACTAAAATGTTAATCACTAGAGCCTCTATAATGAATAACGATATGATAAGAATAGATACAAGTGTTTCTAGTGCTTTAAATTTAGCTCCTGATTTAAACAGAATAGCTAGAGCAGAAAATTTTGTAGAAGATGGAAAGATAGATGCTAGGAGAGATTAATGGACATAGCTCAACTGATAGCAGAGTTTGGCTTTCCCGTAGTGATGGTAGTAGGTTTGGGTTATTTTGTTTATTTCGTATGGCAAACAATAACAAATACGATAGACCCAGCAGTACAAGAGATGAAGGGAACTATTATCAGACTAACCGATCAACTTCGTTTATTAGACCAGGACATGATAAGATTACAACAAAAAGTCAATACAGTATTACAGCTAAAAGAGCAGGAGGTATTGGATGACACTAAAAAAGAAGAGAGGAAGACCAAGCAACGCGGAGCTAAAACGAAGAAAGGAAGAAGCTGAAAAAGTTTTAATTGCTCGTGTAATTGCTGCTATTGGTATTGTTTTACTAGGAGCGGTGTTTATACAAAATGTTCTTGCGGATGAGTTAGTACATAAATTTGGCAACCCTAGTTTTAGCGGTATAAATCAGTCTGCACATTACCTCACTATTGATGAACAAGAACGCACTCGTAAAGAAAAGATAGCCCAAGACGTACAAGACGCTTTAGAGGAAGCTCAAAGAGAGGCTGAAAACACGGTACTTGCCAAGTTTATTAGGAACCTTCAGTCTAGAATCTATTCTACATTAGCTAAAGATATATCAGAATCTTTATTTAACTACGGCAATATCCCCACACCAGATAACCCTATTTCAGGAGAAATAAACCTAGAAGGTAATATTTTACGTTGGGTTAATGATGGAGTTACTATTACTCTTACTATAGAAGAATGGTTTGATGGTGTCTTAATATCTACAACAGAAATCGTAATCCCGATAGGCTCGTTTGGAGGGTGTTGGGTCGATTGCGATGGTGGAGATTAGTGTTGCTTTATGAGGATCCTATTTTTAAGTCTTTTATTGTTTCTTAACGGCTGTGCTAGTTTAGGTTTTCAAAACCAAACTAATTGTATTCAAGGTCTTATTTGTCCAGAAGGACCTAAGATTGTTCCAAGTGCAACAACACAACTTACTAACTTACCCGCCCCCAATACCCAAGCTGTTGTAGCTGTTTATTCTTTCTCGGACCTTACAGGGCAAAGAAAATCCAAAGATAATATTGCTAGTTTTAGTACGGCTGTTACACAAGGAGCTATACATATTCTTATCCAAGCGTTGAGAGATGCGGGGGAAGGTGCTTGGTTTGTAGTAGTAGAAAGGTCAGGGTTAGATAACCTAAGTCGTGAAAGACAGCTTATTGTAAATACTCGTAAGACATACTCTGGAGAAGGTGAGAATACGTTAAAGCCTTTGTTGTACGCAGGCATGATCCTTGAAGGCGGAATTGTCGCTTATGATACAAACATACGTACAGGCGGAAACGGTGCTCGATATCTTGGAATAGGTACTAAAAATCAATACAGGGAAGACATAGTTACTGTAACGCTTCGTGCTGTTTTAGTACAAACAGGAGAGGTTTTATTAAACGTGACAACGACTAAAACAATTCTATCTACGGGGTTTGGTACTGATGTTTTTAGGTTTATAGAATTAGGTACAGAACTAGTAGAGGTTGAATCAGGTAGTACCGCTAATGAGCCTGTAAATCAAGCTGTTAGAACAGCGATAGAAGCTGCCGTTTATGGACTTGTTATGGAGGGAATGGAAAAACGGTTGTGGGACTTTAATTATGACTCACTATATGATACACTACCATTGGAGGACGATAATGAAATTGAAGAAGGTACTCAGTAGTACCCTTATATTATTTGTTTCGGCTAGTATCTTTGCTGGAAATAACGATATCTATATAACCCAAACTGGTACAGGATTAACTCTAACAATCGACCAGATTGGAGCGACAAATACAGTCGGTACTTCTTCGGCTAGAGCAACTTTAAGTGGTACAAGCATGACAGTTGATCTAGACCAAATTGGAGACACTAATGCTTTGGCAATGGCAATCGCACAAGGTAATTCTTCAAGTTGGACGTATAAAGCAACAGGAGACAGTAACGTAGGTACGTTTACTGTCGGAGGAACTGGAGATTCTGCTAACACAGATTTTGATTTTGATGCAACAGGAGACTC